AATCCTACAAATTTACTTTTTCACTCTCTTATAATAAATCACATCTAAAAACAAAACGCAAGTAAAAAAACACAATAAAAAACACAGTATAATTATACAAATATAATGAATATATACAGAGGCTCCACGCTATGGGCCTAAATATCGCCGTGACGCTACGCAAGGCGTAAACTGATGGCATTACTAGGGGTACTCGGAGATCGTGGAAATTCGTATAACTCCTTTATAATCAATAGGTTACAGGGTGAATTTTAGCTAATTTGATTAATTTATTTTTATTTAAAATAATTGTATTATTGCTTGCATTTATTATATTAATTCAGTAGAATTGCTGTAATGTTAACCACCAAAACAAAAGGAGTTAAGACAATGGAAAACAAAGAACTGGAAGCATACCAAAAAATTTTACAGTTGGCCAAATGGGACTGGAAAAACGGAGAGATTCACACACGAACTTACAAAACACTCGAGTTTATTCTAACAGAACCAGAAGCGTTTGAGATTCTGTCCAGACAATTTGGAACTCCAGACAATCCAGAAATTCCAGCATGGGGCAGCTATTCCAAGTTCCTGGACGCCTTGCATCAGTCAGCAGGCAGTCCTAGTCCTGATGTGTTCGGAGCTACAATAGAAGGAACCATCCAAACTAGAAAAGGTAGGGACTTGCACCATGACAGAATGGACAACTATATTTTTCAAGTTGCCCAGGTCTATCATATTGAGAATCCTTTTACAGTGGAAATTGATCTAAGAGACTTGACAACAAAATAGAAAATCAATTACAATGATTTTAATGTTAACTAATCACCAAACAAAAGGAGATAAGAAAATGAGGCAGTATCCTATTTGGAATAAAATTAAGTCCTGTATCTACAGTAGCAGCAAGTCCTATGGTGTCAGAAAACACTCAGATTGTCAGGTAATGGTAGGAACAAGTTCTAGCAATTCCCACGACTTTTTGGAATGGAGATTGACGCATTACCACGACAAGGAAAAAAAGCAAAGGATCTACACTTTCAAAGTTGACGGGAAAATTATCAAACGTGCAATTTTGAAAGATGGCGCAGACAATCTAGATATTTGGACTAGCAATTTTGGCCAAGAACAAGGATTGTTAGAAAAGGAGACATAAACCAACTGACAATCCAGGAAAATTGGGAGGGATAAAACCCTCCCTTTTTTTTTGTTTTTATTTGTTATTTTACTTGACAACTAATAATATTCTCAATTATAATGTAGTCATGTTAAACAATCACCAAACAAAAGGAGAGAACAAAATGTACATCGAGATTAAACAGGGAAACAGGCCCAGAGTCTTACGAGGATGTCGGGTCATTGGAGTAGTTCAGGACAAATTCACCGAAGAGGATCTTCGAAGAATGAGTTCTGAATCTTCGGAAACAGAATATTCAGTCACCGATATTCACTACTCAAAAGGCAATAATTATTATGTCCAACACCTAACAGCTATAAGTACAGACTGGGTATCGGGAGATTTGTACAAAATGGATTATAGCACCTATGACAAGCACTTCGGAGAGCATGGGTTTTTAGATGAGGCGATCGGAGTAAAAGATACAATCGCGGATTACTAAACTAACCTAACAATCCAGGAAAAACTGAGGAGTCTAACAAACTCCTCTTTTTTTTGTCCAAAAAACCAGTAAATACCACGACAGATTAGCCTACTTAGTTACCAAACAGTTACCCCTAAATCGCTCATATTTGCCCGTGGTGACGTGTTAGCCTCTAAAGCATAGTAGTACCTCATTTTATACCTAAGACTGCACAGGCGTTGATTTTGAGTGCTTGACGTGGTTGTGTTGTAAAAGTGAGACACCAGCGTCAGCGATCCAAAAAATTGGATTAAATCATTATTTTGAATCCAGATAATTGGATAAATCCAATAAATTGGATGTTAATGGCGAATTTAGCCATGACTAAACGTTAGGCACGACTAAATCTGCATTATGTAAAGTATTGTGTCTCATTTATGCAACAGTGTGTCCTTTTTGAGACAGGTCTGTGGAGGGGTAAGTCTTTTGTTATCAACAAGATAGGGTGGGGTGTCTCATTTATGCAACAGTGTTGTAAAAAAGAGACAGTTTATATTAATAATCTACTTAATCTATCGATTTAGTCAACAATAATAAAAAAACAACATCAATAATGATTCTTATTTTAATGTGTCCAATTTACAGTGTTACTTAAAGACATAAAAACAACTAAAATTTTCCAAAAAATTCTGGATTCTAAAAAAACTTGACAAGTCCATTCCGTCTGTGTAAAAATTAGGGGTCCCTTACTCTAAATTTAAAAAATTTCCCAAAATAATTTTTTATAACGAGGTAATTCCCGATGACTATCTTAATCTTTCTCTCACTGGCTGTTTTGCAGGTTGGTCTGCAAATATTTGACATTTTAACTACCCTGGATGCACTAAGAATGGGTGCAAGGGAAGTATTCTGGCTGGCCAGGTTCTTTTTGAAGTTTGGATCAACTGGATTAATCGTAATGAAGTCCGTTGTTACTGTCATTGTACTTGTTGGCTGCTATTCAATCTTTCAAGACTCTCCAGCATGGAGTATCGGCTGCCTAATTATAGCAAATCTGTTCTATGGTGGTATACTAATTAACAACAAACGGGTTATTCAGCAATTAAAGCTAAAACGCTAAAGATTTATGTTGACCTGCTGATATTGTTTGTGGTATAATGTTAGTTTCGTAGAATAGTCTAGTAATTTTATCTAAAAAATTCCTAATTTGAACGCTTTACCTTCCTACCACTTATGCCTGTAAATAACCAAATTCCTAAGATCAGTCTGTCTCAATCTCGTCAAGAAGACCTTATTCAGCAGTTAAATCGTATGATTGAACAGGCTGAAGACTTCAAAGGTGATTGGGATTCCGAACATAGTACCTTTATGAGTATGTACCTAGCCAAGCCTGACCAGGAGGTCAAGAATTGGCCTTGGCGTGGTGCTTCCAACTTATTCCTTCCTTTAACCCGTGTCACTATCGACAGTCTGCTGGCTCAGTTTTATGATGCTATGCTGGCACAAAGACCTACTGTAGTTGGCACCGAAGGAACAGATGTAGAATCAGCCAAGCTGCTGGAGATGTTCTATTTTGACCATGTTTGGACCAAGATCCTTAATCTGAAGGAAATCGGCAATGATTGGTTGTTTGATACCTTGCTGGATGGCACATCTGCTGTAAAGGTACGCTGGGACAGGGATGAGACATTAATTCGAGATCAGCGTGTAGAAACCTCCCTTAGAATGAAAAAGGAGAAGTTTGAGATTTTGGAGGGTGAAGAAGTTGAGGTAGAGACTGTAGCTGGCTTTGATGAAAAAGTTGTTGAAGAAGTAACCTCTCAGAGATTAGACAGACCTGCTGTAGATATCACGGATATGGGTAGACTCTTTGTAGCTCCTTCGTCTGGCTTAGGTCTTCAATGGCCTGAATGTCCTTGGTACTATGAAGTTACTCACTTAACTTGGGATGAACTCAGATCCCGTAAACAGCACGGTTATGACAATATTGATGAAGAACTAAGGTCTACGCTGTCTGAACATGAGCTAACCAGTAAAGAACGTGCTATAAGGGAAGAAGATGAGATCAGTCAGACTGATCCGACTAAAACAGCCAAAGTTATTATCTTCTACATGCGTATGGCTCTGCCTGGCGAAGTCAAGAGTTTTGATGGCGAGACTAAAAAACAGAATATTGAGTTTGATGATGAAGGAAATCAGATTGGTAATGCCTTACATGAAGAAGTTGAGATTGTCTATCTTGCAGATACCAAGAAGATTGCCCGTATTATCCCTCTGACGAGACTTTATCCCGATGGTAAACGTCCTCATGTAGAGAACCGTTTTACCCGTATCCCCAGACACTTCTTTGGTCAGGGTATTCCATTCAAGATGAAGCACCTGAACAGGCTCCTCAACTCCACATTCAACCAGATGATGGACTACGGTACACTCCAGAACATGCCGTTCTTCTTCTATGAACCAGCATCCACTGGCTTATTAGGAGATATGAACCAACTGAAACCAGGAGAAGGCGTACCAGTCCTAAACTCAGGTGGTGTGAACTTCCCAAGATTCCAAGGCAACAAGGACTTTCAGCTCTCAGTGCTGCAACAAGTACAGGCATGGGCAGAACGAGACACCGCAGTTACAGACTTTACCCAGGGAAGAGCAGCTTCAGTACCTAATGCACCCAGAACAGCCAGAGGCACTGCAATGCTCATGCAGCAGTCCAACATCGCTTTTTCACGTATGGTAGCCCTGATGGCGGAACAATTTACTGAGTTGCTGCGCAGAGTACATATCCTCTATCAACGATACGCTCCAAGAGAGCTGGAGTTTAAGTTCTTTAATCAGGAAACTAATTTATTTCGTAAGACCAATATCACACGTGACTTATTCTATGAAGATGTCGATTTCCAGTTCCAGCTTAATCCCAATAGATTGCAGGAACAGCAAGATAACATGCAAATGGCCCAGTTTATGATGTCCATACCCTATATAGGTCAAGCACCTCAGTCTGTAAGAGCTTTAGCCAAACAACTGTATGAGTCACTAGGCAAAAAGAACTTTGAGGCTATATGGCCAGAAGAGATGATACAGGCTCAGGTAATGCAGCAACAGCAGGGGGTTCCTGGCCAACAAGCACCTCCTGGAGCTGAGGGTGTTCCTCAAGGTCCGCCTGAAGTACAGGGAGAAGCAGAGCAGCCTGCTGAAGCTGACATAGAAGAACAGAAAGTAGATGTCGGAGGTTAAGGACAGGATTATGCCAAAAAGAAGAAAAGCAACTAACGCCTTGAAAAAACGAGCTTTAAAAGCATTTAAGGAGCCAGTAAAAGGAAGGAGGAAGACAGTAAAACGAAAGACAAGAAAGGCAGTAAAAGGGGCAGCAAGGGCAGTAAAGGGGGCGGTGAAAGCCTTGGCAACTTCGACTGGTCCTACTGGAGTCACTGCAAAGTCTATCAGATCTGCCACGGCTGGACTAGGTACAGAAGCAGTAGCAAAAATCTTAAAAGATATAAAACCAGGAAGTCCTACAGCAAAAAAACTCCTCAAATTACTTAACTCTGCACCAACAAAAGGTCCAGTAGCGAGGACCATCAGGGGAAGGGTAACTGACAAAGATATAGCTAGGAAAAAGAAGGGTAAGGCAAAACGTGGACCTGCCCCAAAAACTAAAAGAAGGGGTCTAACAAGAGGCTCTGAATATGTAGCACCTGATAAGAGCAGAGTTAAAAAGTTTAAGGACAGAGCTAAGAAAAGGTTAAAGCGGAGAAAATAGACGGAGGCTAAATGAATTTACTGGACGAACTCGCTAATATGGATCTTACTGATCCTTCTGAGTATGTACCTACTAAAGACCTTACTAAAGATGAGGAATTAGCACTATCAGAGATGTTTCGATCTGATAGTTGGAACATACTGACAACTAAAATCTGGCCCCAAGTATTAAAGATTATTGCTGTGAGGGCTTTAACATCTCCCAAGGACCAACGGTTCTTTCAAGGTATGTTCTTGGGGTATAAACAATTAGTGGATAGTGCTAATCAGTTCAAAGGTGGCTTTGATAAGAAAGTTGCTGATGAAATGATGAGTAACTTTGAAGATCCAACAGGATACGATCTTAATCTTCTGCATTAATCTTCTGATTGGTGCAGATTCAGGGGGCATTGACAACACTGGTGATTGGCTTTGTGGTTGCCTCCCCACAACACAATCACTCAACAGGAGGTAACTTTAATGCCCGACAATGAAACTCTAACCCCAAACGAGGACTCCGCAGCAACGGAAACTCCAGCTACGGGAGGGACTGAGTTAAGCGGTCAAGACGCTACTGACCCTGAAGTAGTCAATGCTCCCGAACATGATTACAAAGAACGATATGCTGCTTCAACTCAAGAAGGCCAAAGACTTTATCAGGAGAACCAGACTTTACGCAATCAGTTGTATAATCTAGCTCAACAGCAGAATCAGATACAGATACAACAGCAGCAAGCACCAGCTCAACCAGAGGAACCTGTAAAAGCTAAAGATGTTTTAACATCAGAAGAAGTTGATGATTTTAATCAGGCATGGCTGGAAGGTAAAACTGAGAAGATTCGTGAATATGAGAACCTGAAGGCTTCTCGTATTGAAGAACGCTTGGAAACCAGAAGGCAGGCTAAAGATATTGAAGCAAACAAACTTCAAGCTGCTGTGTCTTCTCTAAGCAGAATTGCTCCTGAGTTACAGGATCAGAACAGTCCTATTTTTAAGAAAACCAATGAAATCTATCAGCGACTTGTAATGGACCCTAATTCTCAGTTATTGCATCAAGGATCACCAAATTACGGTAACTACAACCTTGGTATGCTTCACGATGCTGCATTAGAGGCTAAAGCAGAGCTGGGAGTCTCAGCAAATACCGCAAGAGAGATGGTAAGAGACACTAGTACGCATTTTACTGAACCTTCTCAGCGTGGGGGTGCCGGAGGAGCCATAAGCAACTTCAATCCTCAAAAACATCTCAGTCCAGCAGAACGAGACTATGCTATGAAGCTGGGACAGAGGGACAACAACTATAAAGAAGCTCCATATAAAAGATATTGGGATCAGTTAGAGAAAACCTATCCTGGTATGCAGAGTGCAAGAATTAAGGAAGGTAGACCATTAAAACATACACAGATTTAGCCTGTTCTGTTATCTGTCCCTCTTGTGGGCATGAGATGAGTCCCAAGAAAGAAAAGTTGATTTGTACTCATTGTGGTTATTTTGAAAGCTGTTGTGGCGGTTAATGAGCTTACAGCAGAGAAACAACTGGATTCTTGTGTCTGGACTGTTCATGGTCTTTGCTGGATGGTTTTCTCACTTTGGTGACAAGTCCTGGTGGGAACTTATTGAGCGTCCAGATCGAATTGCTCCATTACTATCCAGTATGGGAGCCTTATTGATGCGTCACTTCGGTGACAAGTTTATTGAAAAAGATAATTCACGTTAATCAGCACAAGATTCGTAAGAATACCAAACTAGGTACTGACGAACCTGTTTTAACTGTAAAAACGTATAAGGACAACAACTATGCCCGTAAGGTAATTTTGACAACCAAAGATGGCGTTGAAGTTGCAAAAGTGATCTACAGTCCTCATAAGCCTTTAAGTTGCGGTGCAAGAGTTTGGATTGAACTGGAAACTAATAATGTGGATGTAGAGCTTATTAATTAGGAGAATATTATGCCATACGGTAAAGGAACTTACGGTTCTAAGCGAGGTAGACCGCCTAAAAAGAAAAAGAAGAAGAAAAAAAAGAAATAGGTTTACTTCCCTCTAAAAATTTGGTATAATACCTATTCCATTAGTTAAATTAAACTTTGAAAAGCTACTATAATAAACCTCCATCTGACTTTAAGGGTACAGAACTTATTCGTTGTTCTGTCTGTGGAAGTTACAACAGGTTGTCAAGAACGCCAAGGGGAGGCACCTACGAGGCGAACCTGACAGCCAGTGACCAAACTTCTTCCGCAGGACAGGATAAGACTATCTACCAGTCAGCTTCCCAAGGGTGTTGGTTCTGTCACTCACCAGCTTGGGCAGATGGGGGGAAAGCTGGCGATCTAATCCCACCCTTTAAAGGCAAAGGTTAGATCCTAAACCCACCTAGAGCGAGGCACTACTCAGCGTTCTGCTGAATAGACTAGGTGTTGTGAGGCATTGACTCTGAAGGGTCACGTTTGTCTATGCAACCTACAGTAAACATTAAGACAGTTGGACGAGTTCCTGTTCAGGAGTACCTGCGTAAACTCAGGACAATTAACCATCAGAAGATGGCTCCCAAGCTGGAAAAACAAAGTCGTTATATGACTGTCGTCAAACCGGAAAGGCAGCTTGGTGCTGCCTGGATGGATAACTTCGTGGCTAGAAGGAAATCCGTTTCCCTCTGCCATAACTGTCGGAATCGCTATGGAGACTGGTACAAAAAATACTCCTATCTCCCACACACCCGATTTAAAGAAATCACAGACTGTGATGGTTGTTCTTCAACTATGATCGTGTGTACCGGATTCTGGCATGAGACATCCACTACCGGAAAGATCCTGTTAAGTGTAGAGCGAGATAAACGCTTTAGTTCACAAAACTATTACAACATGATGAAAAGGAGTAAATAATATGTATTCTGCTGGCATCCTCGGCGGTGGTGGAGAATATGTTCGTAGATTCCGCATCAGTGCTTCAGTTATTGCAGGTCAGATGGTGGTTAAATCCCCTCTAACCGGAAATGCTGAGATTACTGATGCAGCGGTCAATGACCAGACTGAAGCCATTGGTATCAGTCTTGAAGCTGGAACATACTCAACTACTCAGGGAACTGGCGAAAACTCCGCAGAAGTTATGGTTAAATGTACTTTCTCTCCTCACCAACTGGTCAGGGGAAAAGTTTCGGGTGGAACTGGTAATGATACCGATTTTGACGGTTCAACACATAACGTCATTATGACTGAGCCTACAGGTGAAGCTGCTGGTATTACACTGGCAGATACCGATGTAGGAACATCCGAATTTGTGGGTGGATACCTTGTTGGCTTATCCGGTAATAATGCCGGTGCTGTCAGGATTATTGATGCCCACACAGATAACACTTCAACTGCGGTTGTCGTTCCCTTTGATAACGATATTGCCCAAAATGATACTTATCTTCGCACCTTTGCGGTTAATAACGGCCCAGGTGTGGAGATTACGACTACATTCGATCAATATGTCGGAGTACTCGGTGCTACTGTAGATCTTCCTGATACGGGTGATCTCCTAGTATGGGATGTGCTAATTGATGAATCTAGTCCTAATCAGGGCAGTGTTATAATACAAAATCCTAGTCAGCCACTAGTAGAACTTGTGACCTACTTTCAAGATCACGTTTTCTCTAGCACGGCTTTGTAATTTCCTAAAGGAGAATCTAAATCATGGCTAATCCATTGACTACCGCTGGATTTCCTGATGTCCTTGATCCAAGGTTTCGGGAAATTACAGACGGTGAATTTGCTGTAGAGCAGGATCGCATTTCCGAGTTCTACAGCATGGAAACTCCCACTCAGTTGACTGAGCGTTGGAGTTCCCTGTCCCCAATGGGCCTGTATAATGAATTTAGCGGAGCTGTCAATTATGACGGTCCCGATCAACAGTACGATGTCTCTGCAACACACAGAGAATACGCCAAAGGTGTAGAAGTCGAAAGACTGTTGGTGGAGTTTGACCAGTTTGGTATCATTGATACCCGATTTAAGCTATTAGCTAGATCAGCACGTCAAACTCGACAAGTTCATGCAGCCCGTATTTTCAACAATGCCTTCTCAAATGACACAACTTTCTACAACCACTCTGAGGCTGTATCGTTGTGTACTAATTCCCATACGACTACCCGTTCTGGTGTCAGTACTTCAACTGGTTTTGACAACCTTGTCACTTCCGCTCTTAGCCCTACAGCTTTGAGAAGTGCTTATACCCAGTTCAGGAAGTTTAAGGATGCTGCTGGTCAACCTATTGACGGTCACGCACCTGGTATGCTTCTGGTTCCAGTTGATCTGAGAGACAGAGCAGACGAGATTGTGCGTACCAAAACTGGTCTAGACACAGCAGAAGGTAATGTTAACACAGAGTCTGGCCGCTACAATGTAGTGGACTGGATTCGACTGACTGATTCAAATAACTGGTTTATTTGCAACCAACCTGAAATGAAAGAGTCCCTACGCTGGTTTGATAAAGTTCCTGTGGAATTTGCCAGAGTAGAAGACTTCGATACAGTTCAGGCGAAATACCGTGGATACATGGTCTATACACTAGGCTATGGAGACTGGCGTTTCGTTCTTGGTGGTCAAGTCAGCTAACTCATGTTCAACTATGTGGGGGGTAGCTCTTGGCCCCCCACAGCAGTAACCTGCAAGGAGAAATAAAATGGCTACAGTTAGAAGAGTAAGAGGACTTCCCCTTATTGGCGGACTTCCTGTTAAAGCTCTTTTCCAACAACCCATTTTCGTAGATTCAAGTACTGGATCTGATGACAATGATGGAACCAATCCTGAACAACCTTTAGCTACACTTGCTGACGCATTTGATAGTTCAAAAGTTGCCACCAATGGTATTGTTATTGTTCTACCAGGCCACAGCGAGTCCGTAACCGCTGCTGCTGGTATTGACGCTGACATTGCTGGTGTTCATGTTCTGGGACTTGGTGAAGGATCTGCCAGACCGACAATTAACGTCACGACAGCCACTACAGCCGATATCGATATTGATGCAGCAAATATCACTTTTGAGAATCTGATATTTGACCTGACAGGTATTGATGCGGTTGCTGGCGGTATTGATGTTAATGCTGCTAACTTCACGCTGAAAAAGTCTGAAGTGGTGATGGCAGATGCAGGTGGTCAAGCAGTTGTTGGTGTCCTTGGTGACGCTAACGCTGATGACCTTACCGTAGAAGATTGTTTATTCCGATCTACTTCTGATGCTGGCCCTGCTGCCTGTATTAGAATTATCGGTTCAGATCATCCTGTTATTAAAAATAACATCCTGTATGGTGACTTCTCAGTATCACCTATTGAGAATGTAACCACAGCTTGTACTAGAGTATTTATCGAAGGTAATGATATGGATAATTACAACGCAAACGACTTCGGGATCACTTTGGTTAGTACTACAGATGGTTCGATTCGTTACAACACTATTCGTGTTGCTACTAACGGACAGGTGACATTCATCACGGCAGGAAATGATTGTCAACTCTACGAGAATTATGGCGTAAACGCAGATGGCGAAACAGGTATGCTGGAAGGAACTACTTCCTCATAATTGTTTTCTTGGAAGGGGTCAACTATGGCCCCTTCTCATCTTTTAATTTTTATCGAGGATAGAAATATGAAGAAATTCAAAAACACTAAAAACAAACGGTTGAAGCCCAAGAAACCTACTCTGAATCCGCATGAAATCGGACGAGGGGGTAAACAGTTTATGCCGTCTACCTTCGGTACACATCGAGGGACTGAAAAGGCTTCATTTGCTAAAAAGATCTAATAGTTTAATTTAGGAGGCAACTACATGGCAACAAAGTATTCGACTGCTGAAGAAAGAAAAACCAGCAAGCGTCAGATTGATAACATGAAAGATGTGTTATCGAATCCGATTGCTTGGAATGAAATCAGGGATAAGGAGAGTTTTAAGCGTCAGCTTAAACAGGAAGAAGGACGCTTAAAGGAAATTACTCCCCCGAAACTGGACCCGACTCAAAGAAATGTTTATGCAAAACGCATTGAACAACTTGAAAAAGTTATGAGATTAGGTAATGCAGCAAAAGGGATTCCACCCATGCCATCTCAGAAAGAACAGTGGGACACTCCTGCTGGTGCTGTAGGTAAGCATGGGACTTGGGAGAACTTCTGGAAGAAACACTCTGTTGATGAAAACGAAAATATTGTGAAAGTCCCTAGTGGATATGGAGCAATATTTCAATGGAAAGATGCTCGTAGAGCTTTCTTTGCAGACAGGGAAGAGGAAGATCCTGATGTAGCAAACACAGATATCTTTCGTCCTGATGATCCTAGTACTGGTGAGTCCAAGTTCATTGATTATCAATCTATGAGCATGAGTCCACTTTCTCAACTTTCCTATGAAGAGGTAGAAGAAATCTTTCCTGATCGTGAACCTTCAATGGTAGAACTTCAGGTCAGGGCTGCTGAAGTAGATCAGAAAAGAGAAGAACTGGCTCAGGATCTGCTTTGTCAAGCTAAGACCAAAAGCGGTAAACAGTGTACGAGGAATCATCTTCCAGGTGAGTCCCATTGTGGATTAAAGGCCCATGAAACTCAAATGAAGGAGAAATAATAATGGCACATCCCTGGGTGTTCCAAGAGAACTTTGAAGGTGGAGACAAAGGAAACTTTGACGGCACATCTGTGGATGGCGGTGGAGCCTTATCCTTTCTTCACTATACACAATTAACACAACTAGCTAACAACCCTATGCCTTTTCGTGGAGCCTATCTTCCACAGATTGAACTAGCAGATGTAGATGGTTCAGGAACTTACCTTCTTGAAAACTCTACATTTGATACCGCTGCGGATATTACTCGACATCTCAGGTTTTACCTCTTTGTTACTGATGACTTAACTATGGCAGCTTCTGACATCTTCGATATATTGCATATTAGAAGTGGCAGTGCTGCTGAAGTTGTTGTTTCCATCAGAAATAACAGTGGTGTCATTGAGATTGGTGCAGGAGAAACTGCTGGATCAACTAGAACCACTCACCTTACTTTAGGTAAATGGCATGCTATTGAGCTTTCTTTAGCGATTGATGGTGCAGCAGATGGATCTGGTACAATCGACTTCTTTGTAGATGGTACTCAGGTTGGTGCCCAGATTGGTAGCTTAACTCAAGCACAGATTACCAATGCCAGATTTGGTGTTCAAGGCAAGGATTCCGGTACAACTGCTGGAAGACTTTACTTTGACCAGATCGTTTATGATGATGCTAGGGTCTACCCCATAGCAAATCGTAAACCTAAGAATGTCATTGTCACTGATGATGAGCATGTCTTTATCGGCCCTGGAGTCATTGATAGTGCCACACTACTGACTACAGGTGATTCCAACACCATGCACATCTACGATACAGATACCGCTGATGGCAATGATGCGTCTTCACGCAAGGTTGAACTGGATCTGGAAACACACACTTCTTGGGATGGCCCAATCCATTTTGAGAAAGGCTGTTATGTTGATCTAGGTGGTACAAACCCTAGAGGTCAGGTTGTGATTAACACGGAGTCATTAGCTGGCCCTATTTACTACTTTGATGATGGAGCAATGAAGAATTATGGAAGAGATGGAAGATCAAGGTAGTTTTACTCTGACAGACCTTAGACTCAAAGTCGGGGGTCTGATATTGCAGATGTGGGAGCTTGAAAAAAGGCTTGTTATTTACGAGCATCAATCTGGTGTAATAACAGAACAAGAAAAAAAGGAAGAATAAATGGGATATACACGAAGTTATTCTAATATATCTGTCGATGTGGATATAGGCGGT